ATCACTATGGCTAGCATCTCGGCCATTATACAGAAAAGAAGGCGCGACCTGCAAGAGGCCGCGCCTGCTGGAAAGGAGGCAGAAGCTGGAGCGTTGGGCCCAGGCGCCTGCCAGAGTTATTATACCACTATCCGGCCGTCAGTCCCAACCGTACTTGACCAGAGCGTCGGTCCCCTGCACGTCCCAGCTGATCGTAGCCACACCGTCCCATGCCACGTCCGGATTCTCCGAAGTGAGAAGCCCCTTACCAGCGTAGTATCTATCACCGTCCAAGTGGAAGTACAGCGAGACCTCCGTGCCTTCCGCCACAGCGTCCTTGATCGCTTGCTGGCCGGCATCCGTGCAATCAAGGAATCCGTCGAACGTGGCGGTCCAGCCGATCGCACCGGGGACGTACTTCCGCGCCCGCTTTTCCCAGGTCGTGGCTGCCGTTGGGTTGAATGCGGACACTTCCTGGGTCTCGGCGGTGATGGTGATGGTCCAGTGGTTGATGCCGCCGATCACCGTGTCCCCAACGAGACAATAACCGTCAAAGCCACGGAAAAACTGTGCCATTTTCCTCACACCTCCTAGTTTTCCCTGAAGGCCTGAGAGCCTTCTTTAAAAAGACTATCTCCAGAGGGAAACGGAAGTTCAAGGATTTTCGAGTCTGGCAATCCGTGCTTCTTCACCGGTTTTAAGGCGCCGTTCGCAAGAAAGTGTGAAGTTGTTGCTGCTCTCGAAAGAAGAGGCACCATGACAATTGTCGCAACTAGACTAGGCACACTAGGAAAAGGTAATCCCCCGAAACGATCCACACGCCCGTATCATCATCGTAGATCTTCCGCACCGCGGTGCGCTTCGCCTTCCAGCTAAAGTTTTCGGTCGTTCCAGATGCCCCATCCAGCGCATCAAAGACGTGCTCGGCAAGCATCTCAGCGTCTTCCGCGACCTCGCCCGAGGCTGCGCAGTCCACAGTGATCGGCACCCGATAGCCTATAGGCGAAGCTTCCACGAAGTCATTCAGTGCGGTCTCGACTACGATGTAGTATCTTACCCAAGGAGGAGAAGGACCAGGAGGCACGTGAGTATCAAAGATCTTGGTTCCTACAATGTTTGACACATCGGCATCATTCTTCAGGAGGTCAAAGATCGCAGCCTTCAGTTCCTTCTCCAGGCTAGCCATTCAGCCTCCTCGCGATGTCCCGGAACTTGTCTACGAGTTCGAATTTCGTTCCGTTCTTTAAGATAAGCTGAGCCTGCCCTTCGCTCAGTTCCTCCAAAAGCAGGATCTCCTCCTTCCGGACCGCCAAACCTTTGACAAAAACCTGGCCCCGGAAGGCTGGTTCCCGTTCTATCACTTTAAAGGTCAGCCACTCCATATCCGTTTGATCTCCTCTCTCTTAGTTTCCAAGGGCGGACGGAGATATGGCCTGGGAGACATGCGGCTAGTCCCGCACTCCACGTGGATCGCATATGAAACTGATTCCTCTCCAGCCCATGGCCTAAAACTCCCATAGAAGCCCGTCTTGCCGTCTGTAGTAACCTCGCATGTTAAGGAGCTCTTGAGATAGCCCGTCCTCACCGGAACCAGCCTGCGCGATTCGTTGACCAAGACCGTTACCGTTTCGTACATCTTTTGCGCGGCCTTTGTCTTGATGTCGCTGAGCAAGGGCCTGGGATTCCAGATTATCCTAGCCACTTCTCCTCCTCAGATAGATCGTGAACATGGTTCCGGTCGGATCCAAATTCCACAGGGTCTTCCCATCCCCGAGATCCGTGCCCCATTCTTCTCCGTCGATGACGACAATGTCACCAGGCCCCGGTTCCGGGTCGGAAGTCTCCCCGGCCTGTTTTGTAAAGGCCGATTTCGGGAAATAGATCGCCCTGTCTCCCGCCATCAGGAGCCCTCCCGAAACAGCGATCAGGTCATGGGACACGCTTCCGACAACTGCCTTGAAAGAAGGCGTCTCCCAGAACGTGGGCACAGTCCCCGATGTGGGATCGTACTCATAAGTCTTGAAGCGTTTGTAAGTGACCTGTTTGCCGATGCGCAACTTAAGGTGATCAAGCGTATTACTTACCCTTTGAGAGAGCGACACGGAGATCCTCCTCGATGCTCTCTAGCCTGCGTGAATGCTCGTGCAGTTGGTCTGACAGGTCCTTTAGCCGGAAAAATAGAGGTCCGGTCGGTTCTGAAGGATTCCCGTTCCCAAACAACCAGAACCTTACCTTGGTGATCTCCCGCTTGACCGTGAACAGTTGCTGCAAAAGTGCGATATAAAGCGCAACTAAAAGCGATCCGACAACTGATATGACTATCTCTGTCATCCTGTCGCCTCCCCGTTATACTTGAACATGTCCCGCAAGAAGTATTTGTCCGTCTTGATCGTGGAAGAAGTCAGCTTGCCCAGCGTAGATCCTTTCTTTTGGGCGCGTTCCCGCAGGACTTTCGCCTTCTCCCTGTAGTGCTCTGCCTTTTGGGAAGCCGAAAGCGAAAGGTCTCCCACCTTCAGGTCCGCTTCCCTGGAGAACTTGGCCGCGATGGCCTCGCATGCCCGAGCAGCTGCCCCCAAGATCGAGCCCTCTTCCTCGTAGAAGTATTCGAGTTCTTCGTCTTGGAGGAGCTGCTCCTCCTCTATCGTGTCCCCTATCTCGAGCCTTATGGCGTCAATCGTGGAAGCAGCCGGGTTGCCTCCGTAGGTCCAGGTCATGCCTTCACCTTCGCTTTCTTCCGACGAGGCGAGTACTTGCGCTTGTGGCCGGTGATCCGCTTATGTTTCTGGCGTGCCTCTTTCGTGACGAACACCGCGTTGCAGTTCTCTTGCTCGCAAGCGTAAGCGTTCATCACGACTCGTTCCGATACAGGCCCCGCGTATCCTACCTTGATCCATTCTGGCCGAACGTCTTCAGCGTCAAGTATCTGCCCGGCGACGTACCAGTTAGCACCTGTGGTAAGCGCTGTATAGAGCACGTAATAATCAGGACAAGCGGCCTCGACCGGCACTACATGGCCTCGCCAAGCCAGATGTGGCATCGCGTCCAAGATCTCGCCCACGTCGGCTTCCTCCCCTACCTGGTACGTCTTCCTACCTACGGTCTTCTTAACCGTAAATCGGTATCGCATATGTCACCTCCAGGGCAGGACTTCTTTGGATTCAGCCCTGCCCTGGAGGATTATACTCGTATACCGACCTCGATGTCCCAGTCCTTAAGATGGACTCCGATGAGTGCATCAGGCAGAGCCCCCGCAATTCTTCAGGAACACCCCCAGGTCCGGAGCCATGATCTTGGCGTCGTACGCCATCTCGCCTTCGATCCGGGTCGCCTTCAAGTGAGCCATTTCGATCGTTGAAATCGAAACGGAGTAACCGGCGTTATACCCAGTCCACTCGAAGATGTAGCCACCCGTCGGGATTAACAGGCCCGGATTTGGCGGAGCATAGACTAGGAGAGCGTCGTCTCCGAACACGAAGGAGTACGAAGTGCTGGAAGCGCCCTCGGCATGCGTCGCTTGCGCTGTGTAACCGACAAGGACCTTGTCGAGCTCGAACAGGTCGGCCAGCATCTCGGGCGTGACCAGAGCCTTCACGTCGGTCTTGGCAGTCGGGGTGTAGACCACCTGAGACTGGATCTTGGAATGCATCTTAAGCGCCCGGAACGCGGGCGGTGACAGCACCAGGATGTTCGGGCGGAATCCGGTGTTCTTTGCGACCTCATCGCAGAGTTCGAGGATTTCCTCGACCGGGTCTGAGCTAGCGTTCGTCCAGAACAGGTAGTCCCCGCCCGAAGCCGCGTGCGTCTTCACGGTCCAGAAGTCGGTTCCCGGGGTCTTCCCAGTGTCGTCAAAGAAGTTGCTGACCCAGTCCGCCTCGCGCTCCAAGAGGAGCTGCCACATCACAAACTCCGTGACCTGGCGCTCGAGGTCGTCTATGTCGGCGTTCTTCACAGTCGCGTCGGCAAGGTCCACATGGAAGGCGTGGATGTCGCAAAAATAGGTCTGGTCCGAGGAGATTTCGAAGCCGCCGCCCTTGGACTCAGTGCCCGGTGCTCGGATGCCGGCTTTGACCTGCATCCAGTAGTCCTTGGTGAATTTCAAAATCTTATCGGACTGTTTGGACACCGGCACGACCGGGAAGACCTTGTCGGCGATCAGCTTGTCGACGGATTGCTTGTACGCGATGGCGACGTTGGTCAGGGCAGTATCTACGTGTACCTGGCTAGTAGTTGGTTGCGCCATTCTGTCTCACCTCCCTTACGAAGCCTGGACGCCGGACGGGAGGATCTGGATAGTGCACAGTTCCCCCGCGCTCGACGCTCCGGTC